TATTCCACTTAATGGAGAAACATTAGAATATTGATTGATACAAAACTGCACTCAGTGATGTGTGGGTGCAGTTTTGTATTAAAATTATTGATTCAGCTTATTACTAAGCAATGATGAAATGAAGAGAAAAGTACTTGGTATTTTCTCGGATGAAATATATAACAGCTTGAAAGAAGCAGAATAGAAAAATGCAGGTTGAAATATACCTGCTTTTTTTATACTTGAAATATACCACAATATATAGTGTTTTATAAAATAGAGCAACCACAATATGGTGTATAGTTTTAAGCTGGAAGCGATAGAAATATTTTTTGTTAGTAAAACATCATAAATAAAAAGTTGTCCTATATGTCACAAAAGAAAGTATTACTATGGAGATATAAACAATGACAGGAGGTAAATTATATGTCAGCAACAACAAGTGAATTATTAGATTCATATACAAAAATGTTGGATAGTGAATTTTATAAAAATCTAAAAGGTATAACAGCAGGAATAGAAGCACTACAAAAATCACTTTTAGGAAGTGATTTACATAAGCAGATGCAAGCATGGCAAACTGTATTAAACGATCCAGAAAGTTCTATTAATAAATCCATGCGTATGTGGTCTGAATTTTCAATAAATATTGATTATGGAAAATTGACTGGATTACAGGCAGGATTACAACAATTAGCTGATCAGATGCCTAAAATAGACATGAGCTCATTTGCAGGCTTACAATCTCATTTAGGCGAATTATTGAATACAGATAATATAATTAATTCTAAATTTTCAGAGGTTATTGATTATGCATATGAAACAGCAAAAGAAATTGAAGAGCCAGATATTGGAAAGGAAGAATTAAAAAATAATATCATAGAAGAAATTGATAATAAGGATGCTAAAAAATCTACCATAAGAAATAGTGAATTTCAAAAAGCTGTATGCAGAATGATATGTTTTATTTTGTTGACAGCTTGTACATATTTATATCAAGCTGGTGGGATTGAAAATGCATCAGTAAATGATTTTATCAATTATATAATGGCATATATAGTGCCCTCGCTGTTATCAAGTGGTTTATATAATAATGGTAGTATGATAGCAAATACATGCGTTGAAAAAAAGCTTTTCATATGGGTATTAGTTATGGAGTTTTCCGTAGGAAACTGATATAATTATAAAAACGAGAGGAGGTAAAATATGGTCAATAATGTGTTTGTTCAGTGTAATGCTTGTAAAATGAAGATAAATCTTCGTGTTCAAATTGGATTATTTGATATTCCTTTTCATGTCCGTTGCCCCAAGTGTCATTCTACTATATATGGAAAAGTTTTTGTAGAAGATAATAATATCAATGTTGAAAATGCTGATATTGTACAATGTGATGATGAGGAATTTTACTCGGTTGAATTATCAGCCGAATTCCCTACCAGAAAAGCCACCCACAAAAAACTAAATGAAATTGAGCTTTCTCCATATATGCGAAATCTTTTACTTTACGGGAGTAATGAAAAGGCAATAGAGGAAACACAAAAAACCATGTATTTTGCTAATTTTGTTAAGTCTGGATTGAGTGAGATGAAACAAAATTTTGAGTTATTTTGGAATAACCAAGATAAGATACTCTTTGCAAGGGTTACGGACATGATTAAACAGTACCCGTATATTCCTTTTTCAGAAGTAAAAAACAACTTTGATGCGGCAGTAGCGTTACACCAACTTTTGCTAACCACAACAGGCATTTCAATCATTATTGGCAAAGATACTTTAGGAGAGTATACGAAAATAGGACAATTAGTAATTGAGGATAGAAATTATCTTACCCAGATTAGCGAATTTATTGCTAACAGCAAGATTGATTTCAATAGCATTGAAACAAAAGGATTCAAACTAATTGAGTTATTTGCTAAGGTATATGAGCAATTAATTCCCGTAATAGCTCTAAAAAATGGAGATTGTCTTGAAAATGTTGATAAAAATCAATTTGGCATTATGACGGCTAATTTTGATGAGCTAACAGATTTTTATGCCAAAAGTTATGAGTGGATATTTGATAATCTTAAAGTGATTTTGGGACTTAATAACATTTTTGTTCGGAATGATTCAACAAAGTGTGTTAATGGCAAGAACTATCAAGATTTTATTAGAGAATCTAACGGAAATAAAATGAAAAATGGATATGTAGACGAAAAAGAACCATTTGGCAAACCTATTAGTAGTTTGAACAACCGAGTTAGAAACGCCATCCAACATTTTGATAGTGATATTGACTATGAAACACAATTGATTACTTTCAAAGACAGAAATAAGTCTGTTGATTTGTATTTAATAGATTTTGCGGATTTATGTATAGAAAATTTCCGCATTATATTTTATGTATTAGAGTTAGTATATAACTTGAGAAAAATAGATTTTATACAAAAGGGGATTGCTCCGAGTTTTGTTGCCAGTAAAATAAGAGTGGATGAGCAACAGCAAAAGAAAAAGAAAATCGGAAGAAACGAACCTTGTCCGTGTGGCAGTGGAAAAAAATATAAACGATGTTGCGGTAAATAATAAGTCTTTATATGGCGAGGAGGTACAAGTGTGTATTATGATTTCAAATGGATACGCCCTAATATGTCATTATATCATATAGATAAAAACAGCCCATTCCCAATAACATTATTAAACAGTGGTAACTTGGAAGACGACTTTAATAAATATGCAGAAGATTTTTTCAGTGCGGCAGAGAGCGTAATTCATTATTTGGGCGAAGATGCAGCAGAAAACGGTGATATAGAAAAACTTGATTTATGGTATTTTGCGATGGTCTATTTATATAGACAAAGCATGGAACTTCTTTTGAAGGCAAATATATTTAAGATTGTCACAGCGGAAAATGATAGAAAGTTGATAATCGGTGACATACGGCATGACCTTAAACAAGGGTATGACAAATTATTAGAGCTAAAAGATTTAGAATATACAGATAACGATAATGCTAACTGGTTATGGAAATATTTAGCGGATATTTCAAGGATTGATAAAGAATCTGATATGTTCCGTTATCCTTTTGGCAATAATCTTAATGTTTTATTTGATAAGCAGACGCATATTTCTTTAGCGGCAACTCATGATAATATGAATAAAGCCTTTAATATTTTGAGTGAGCTATATAAGACGGGAAATTTTACAGAGCAGGAATATGAAGCATATTCACCACAGTTAATTATTGAAGGTGGACATTACTACCAGCAAAGCGTTGTCGGCTATAAATATGCACAGCATTCGTTTTACCCTTACTATTCCTCGTATGAAGAAGTAGGGAATTTTTTAAAAGAAAAAATTGTGGACGACAATAAAAAAGAATTGTTTATGCCAATGTGCTATATGTATCGTAATGCAGTTGAGCTTGGTTTAAAAAGGATAATTATTGAAGATAGCCACATAGAGAGAACAAAGGCGTTGAAGATACTTCGACGAAAAAAGCATAGCATACTTGGACTTTGGAACAGTATTGTCGATGAAGTTGACAAATATTCCAATGCACCAGATGATGATACTACTTTAAATGATACAACACAGTATATCCAAGCGTTTCATGATTTTGACCAAAGTTCTGATTTGTTTAGGTATCCATGTAATAAAAATTTGCAGGTTTACTTTTCAGAAGAAAAGATATTAGACATAGAGAATGTAGCTTCTTGTTTTGAAGAACTATGCAATTTTTTGGATGCTGTTGATAGTATGCTAAGTGAAATTAAGGATTATGAAGCAGAAATGGCATCATATTACGATTACTATTAAATTGAAAATTCATACAAAAAACGATTGTCAACTTGATTTTAATGACGAAGATTTTGGGGAGGATACGATTGTAGAGTTGGAAGAACGGATTGAAGATGCAAAGCTGAGAAAAAGTTCTATCGAAATGGGAACAATCACTCTGGACAATATTTACAAGCTTATGCTGAATTTCGGAAAGCTCTATGATATAATAAGTGACGAGGAAAAGAAAAGCCTTATTACTTATCTCATCAATGCTATGAATCCAATTGAGAAAAATGTAAAGTTTTTAGAGGATTATATTAAACTCACAAAAGCATCAAGATATTATTTTTGCTTGGATTCTGAGGACTATACAGGCTTTTTGAAAATCCTCGTGAATGCGAAATTGAGAAACGCTATCGGTCATAATGATGTTGAATACAATTCAGTAGACCAGCTGATAACTTATATTCCTAATCCGAAAGATAGAACAAAAAAGAAAACAGAATATTTACTTGAATTTGAAAATGAGGCAATGCGTATGTTTCAAGCTATATTGGGAGTCTCTAAATATTTGTATCGTCTGAGGAAACTTGAACTTATGCATGATGGAAAAATTCCTATTATGGTTCAGGAAAGAGCAAATTGACCGAAGAAGATAGGCCGCAATGAATTGTGTCCATGCGGAAGCGGAAAGAAGTATAAGCGTTGTCATGGGCGATGAGAGTATACAGAAATTCGTTCATTGTTTATTATAGAGTGATTTATCGAAGAAGGAGGTTTCCTATTTGAAAAAGAAAAAAGATGAAATAACCATCCGTTCCAGCGCAGCAGAATACCTGACGTATGTTGCCTCTGTAGGCGATCAGCAGGACAGTATCGAGATGCGCTATGAGGATGAGAATATATGGCTGACACAGAAGATGATGGCCACACTATATGATGTCGGCACTAACACTATAAATTATCATATTAAGAAAATATTCGAGGATAGCGAACTGCAGGAGGATTCAGTTATTCAAAAATTTCGAATAACTGCCGCCGACGGAAAAAACTACAGCACAAATCACTATTCCTTAGAGATGATCATTGCAGTAGGATTTAAGGTAAATTCTGAGCGTGCGGTGCAGTTCCGTAAATGGGTCAATCAAATTGCAAAAGACTATACCATCAAAGGCTGGGTTATGGATGACGAGCGTCTCAAACGCGGAACTTATCTGACAGAAAAGTATTTTGATGAGCAGTTAGAACGAATTCGTGAAATTCGAGCAAGCGAAAGGAAGTTTTATCAGAAAATAACTGACCTGTATGCCACTGCCATTGATTACGATAAGAATTCTGCAACTACCAGGAGATTCTACGCAACAGTTCAGAATAAAATGCATTACGCAGTTCATGGTCATACGGCGGCTGAACTGATTGTAGAAAGAGCTGATCATACAAGAGAGCATATGGGATTAACTACTTGGGCAGACGCTCCTGAAGGCAAAATTAAGAAGAGCGATGTTACAGTTGCCAAGAATTATTTGAGTCAGGATGAAATGAAACAGCTGAATCGTATGGTTACTGCATACTTGGATTTTGCTGAGAACATGACATTAAGACATATTCCACTCACGATGCAGGACTGGGAAAAACGGCTTAATAGTTTTATTGAAATGTTTGATTATGGTATTTTACAGGATGCAGGGAAAGTGTCAGCTGAAATTGCAAAGCTTCATGCCGAGACTGAATTTGAAAAGTATCGTGTTATTCAGGACAGATTGTTCATGTCTGACTTTGATAAATACATGTTGGAATTGGAAGAAAATGAGAAGAAATAATAGGATCAGTTCTCCTTTTCAATGTCGGATTTTCAGCACAACAAGGTCGAGTGCATGGAAACCTGGCTAGAAGTTAGGACGAAAAATAGCTGTTGACCCGTTTTTGTACTCAATTGTGCAATCTATATGAATCTGATATGCTGAGTATACAAAAGCTTTTGAATTTTATAGGAGATGATGCAAATGGATATAGGCGTTGTTATAAAAAAATATAGAAAAGAAGCTGGTATGACGCAGGAGGAGATGGCAAACAGATTAGGCGTGACAACACCGGCTGTAAACAAATGGGAGAATAGTAATTCCAAGGATTCCATTGATAACGAGAAAGCTAATAGACAGAAATAATTTGACAGATTCTGTTATTACTTAGGCGGAGTAAAATAGTTTCTGGACAAAAAGGCTGCATAGGCAGTTGGCATCCTGTAGATAATATGCTACGGGATGTATACATATATTATGGGACTTCATTCGTAGTGAGTGGAGTCTCTTTTATTTTGCGCTATATAATGGAAAAAGTTTTGGTTGAACAGATGTTGGAATGATGATAAGATTTAGTTGGGACAAATGCTCGAACAAATTCTTTGTGGAGAGGTGATGTTGAAATGTCAAAGTGAATATTTCGCGCCTGTAGCGCCACCGATACGCGTTTGAACTCCACCTGTTCACAGATGGGATCCGGTTGTCCTTTGGGGCTATATAATGATGCCTATGCCAGCTCTCGACTTGTCAAGGTCAAGGGCTAAAGTCCCGCATTTATGAGGCCCTATGACAATTCTCAGCTGCAAGGCTATAGGTAGCTAAGCCCAATAAGGAGTGGAGCTGTTCTTGCGAACCGCTGGATTTAATAAGAGTATTGGTGGTTTTCACGCAGTAAAGGCTCCGGAGCTATTGTTGCGAAATAATCAGTCAAAGAAATTAACGGAAAAATCATTGGAAAAGAAGCTTCATAATATGGGTACAGAGGAACTAATTCAAATTTACTCGCTCCCATGGATACAGGAGGATAACGGATGAGCAGGAAAGTACGCAGAGTGCCGGTTGTTCTTGATGCAGGAGAAATAAGGGATTTGCCAATGACAGATATCAGGGTGATTCTAAGAGGTGCAGATGAGCTGATTTCAACTGGCGGGAGAAGTATGCTGGCTAAAATATTAAAGGGTTCAAAGGATAAAAAGATATTAGAATATAAACTGAATGAATGCCCTGCTTATGGATATTATCATGACATGAAATTAGATGATATCAGCAAGTACATTGATTGGATGATTAAGAAAGATTACCTCAGAATCAAGTATGATTATCGTCTCCCGTTATTAGTGTTTTCAGAAAAGGGATGGGAAATAGAGAAAGAAACATTTGCGGAAGAGCTTTATCAGAGATTTTGTCTGGATATAAAAGAAAAGAATGCCCGTGTCATTTTTGAAATGAAAGATGTAAACAGACAGGTTGTCATGCTTGTTCTTGATAAAATAGAAAAAGACGGAACAGAGGAATTCTTAACTTGTTTAGAAGCATGGAAGCTGATGGAAGTAAAGAAGGTTGCAGCTCGGATTGCAGAGGTTGAAAATACGATTAAAAACAGAGCAAAGCTATCAGAGTAGAAAAGAGTAAGAATTTATAGAGAGCTGGAAAGTGAGGTAAGTTGATATGGCAAATGATATCGTTAACTATCAGGATGTGATTACTGACATAAAGGGAATTATTTTATCTGGTCGTGAAGTGGCTTATAATGCAGCAAATAAGGCTATGGTGCTTACCTACTGGCATGTTGGTAAGCGTATCGTGGAGCAGGAACAGGCAGGAAAAGAAAGAGCAAAATATGGTCAGGCTTTAATTGAGGCATTAGCGGATGAACTTACAAAAGAATATGGAAAAAGTTTTTCAAAAAGAAATCTGCAATATTTTCGTAAATTCTATCTTGCTTTTCCAAATGAGCAGATTGTGAACACATGTGTTCACAATTTGAATTGGTCTCATTTTAGAGCACTTTTACGTGTGCCGGATGAGAATGCCAGATTATGGTATATGAACGAAGCAGCAAATGAAAGTTGGAGTGTCAGGACTTTGGATAGAAATATCAGCACACAATATTATTACAGATTAATGCAGTCACCAAAGAAAGATGCTGTCATGAATGAAATGCTGCAGAAAACAGCAGAAAACCAAAGAAATAAATTTGAACTTCTAAAAAGTCCGATTGTTGCAGAGTTTCTTGGCTTCAAAAATGAAGATTCTTATATTGAAAGTGATTTGGAATCAGCTATTTTAACACATATCAGGGATTTTCTTATGGAGATAGGAAAGGAATTTGCTTTTGTTGCCAGACAGCAGCATATTGTTACTGAGACAGAAGACTATTTTATTGATCTTGTTTTTTATAATATTGAATTGAAATGTTATGTGCTTATAGATTAAAAAATGGGGAAAATCACTCATCAGGATGTGGGACAGATTGATAAGTATGTCCGGATGTATGATGAACTGAAATGTAAGGAGGGAGATAATCCTACATTGGGAATATTACTTTGTGCTGAAACTGATGAGGATATAGCAAGATATTCCGTACTACATGATAACGACAGACTTTTTATGTCAAAATATCTCACATATCTGCCAACAAAGGAACAGCTAAAAGCAGAGATTGAAAGGCAGAAAGAAATATTTTATATGCAGCATCCTACATTGTCTGAAAAAGATAAAGAAGATATGAAGGAATAGTAAGACAGCTAATACAATTCAGTTGTTCGGAATTCCCGAACAACTGAAGGGAGAATTTTGACACAGGAGATGATATCTGATGAAAAAACAGCAGAAATGTTACATATACACAAGAGTTTCTACTTCCATGCAGGTAGATGGTTACAGTCTTGATGCACAGAAGGACAAGCTTAGAAAATACGCAGAGTATCAGGAAATGTCTATCGTCGGGGAATATTCTGATGAGGGTAAATCTGGCAAAAGTGTGGAAGGCAGACCACAGTTTAAGCAGATGCTTGCGGATGTAGAAAGTGGCAAAGACAATGTTGATTATGTGCTGGTATTTAAGCTGTCACGATTTGGAAGAAATGCTGCAGATGTTTTATCGTCATTGCAGAAAATGCAGGATTATGGAGTTAATCTTATCTGTGTAGAGGATGGGATTGACAGCTCTAAGGATGTCGGGAAGCTGATGATATCTGTGTTATCTGCGGTTGCAGAGATAGAACGTGAGAATATCCTTGTCCAGACAATGGAAGGCCGCAGACAGAAAGCGAGAGAAGGCAGATGGAACGGCGGATTTGCGCCATATGGCTATCAGCTGGTAAATGGTGAACTTATCATTGCAGAAGATGAAGCAGAGATTATCCGTATTATATATGATAAATTCGTCAATACAACGATGGGAATGGCTGCGATAGCTGCATTTTTAAATAACAGTGGTTATAAGAAAAAGCTTCGCCAGAATAACACAATTGAAGGTTTTTCTACATCATTCGTCAAGGGTGTGCTGGACAATCCGATATATTGCGGTAAGCTTGCATTTGGCAGAAGAAAAAATGAGAAGATTCCGGGAACAAGGAATGAATATCATATCGTAAAACAAAAGGATTACTTGCTAAGTGATGGAGTCCATGAGGCAATTATATCAGAAGAAATGTGGAACCAGGCACACAGAAAGCGGCAGGAGACAGGTGTTTTACAGGTAAAAACACATAGTCTTGAGCATGAACATATTTTATCAGGGATTATTAAGTGCCCTGTATGTGGAAGCGGTATGTATGGCAATGTGAATCGTAAGAAGCATCCGGACGGAGGCTATTACAAGGATTATTTCTATTATGCCTGCAAACACAGGAAGCTTGTGGACGGACACCGCTGTACTTATAAAAGACAGTGGAATGAGGACAGAATCAATGCGGCAGTTGAGGAAATTATCCGTAAATTTGTAAAGAACCCAAAGTTTGAGCAGGAAATCCGTAAGCAGATAGGAAGCAGCATTGATACTTCGGAGCTTGACAAGGAATATGATGGATTAAAAGATAGACTGAGCCAGACAACCGGGGCAAAAAACAGGCTTACTGACCAGATGGATCATTTATCTGTATCCGATAAGAATTATGACAAAAAATATAATGATATGCAGGAACGTTTGGACAAGCTATATGATGAAATCACTGATATTGAGGATGCCATGGAAGAAGTCGAAACAAGACTATATAATATCAGGCAGGACAAAATCTCAGAAGATAATGTTTACCAGTTCCTTTTATTCTTTGATAAGCTGTATGATAAATTTACAGATCTGGAAAAGAAGACATTTTTGAAGAGCTTCCTGTCGGATGTGTTTATCTATGAGGAAGAGCAAAAGGATGGCAGAATATTAAAAGGTCTCCGGTTTAAATTTCCGATATATATGAATGGCAGAAATGTATTAGGCGTGGATTGGGACAACGAGAGTACAGATGAAACAATAGTTGCACTACATCGGACAGATTCGTAAAAATCTTTGATGTTAGGCACTTTGAGAGGTTTTTTCGGTTTGACCAGAGTGACCGAAAAACATACAAAAAAGCAATTTCTGATGGAGTAAATGTCTCGGTCGTATTGGACTGCGGCTTCGGAAACACATCAAAGGAAAAGTAATATTTTTATCATTCAACAGAATAAAAGAAACGTGAAAGACCGTTCATTTTCAAGAGAAATTGAAAGTGAGCGGTCTTTCTTTATACCTTTAAAACGGATTTTATTAAGACGTTTTGAAGGGCTGATTCGATGTGTTCGAGAAAGGCGATCTTATGGAGACAATCCGGAATGTAGATGTAAACAGATTGCATGATTTCAAAAATCATCCATTTAAAGTAGAGATGAATACAGAATTGTGCGAGCTATCTGGAGCGCTTGAGAAACTCAAGTTGAGATTGAAAAAATATCAGTATGCATGATATAATACTATATTATGAGAAGTTAAATGAATATTGTGATGGATAGGAGAATATTACATTGACAGTAAATTATGATAAGCTGTGGAAGCTGTTAATAGATAAAAAAATCAGCAAAACGCAATTGGTACATAAGAGCGGTATAAGTACCAATGCTATGGCTAAAATGGGAAAAAATCAATTTGTCAGATTGGAAGTGTTAATTAGGATATGTGATATTCTCCATTGTCAGATAGATGATATTATTGATTATTCTATGGATGTAGAAACAGAACGAGGAGGTAACTCTTATGAAATCTAATTTTGACTTTTTACAAACAGAGTTTCCTGTTTTATCAACGTTTGGTTGTCAGGCTGAAAAGTATTGCTTTTCTGATCCTAATTCATGCCTTATGAAATTGGGAATGATAGGGGAGAGCATTGTTAATTTAATGTTTACTTATGACAGAATCCAATTGCCATATGATAATACGGCAGTTACAAGAATAGATACTCTTCAAAGAGAGGGGTTGCTAACAAAAGATTTAACGGATATTTTACATGCACTTAGAAAAGCCAGAAATAAAGCTGTGCATGAGAATTATGATTCTGAATCAGAATGTAAAATTCTGATTGAAATGGCTTATAGTCTTTGCGAATGGTTTATGCAGACTTATGGCGATTGGAATTATCAGCATCATGATTTTATTATGCCTGAATTAGAAAATAAGAGAGTTTCGGTTACACAGGAAGAGAAAGCTGCAGAAGAGAGACAGGCAGAAGAACTTACAAAACAGGCAGAACAAAAAGCAAGTACAGCAGAAGCTATTTCTAAATCAGAGCGTCAGAAGCAGGCTGGTAAAATGGCAAGTCAGCGCCCTAAATCAGAAGCTGAAACTAGATATATTATTGATGAACAATTGCGTCAAGTAGGCTGGGAGGCAGATACAGAAAATCTCCGTTATTCTAAAGGAACTCGTCCGGCAAAAGGACATAATATGGCTATTGCTGAATGGCCGACAAATTCTTCAGTAGGACAGAGCGGACGTGTAGACTATGCATTATTTGTTGACACTAAGTTGATAGGTGTCATCGAGGCAAAAGCGATACATAAGGATATTCCGTCTGTTATTGATTATCAGGGAAAAGAATATCCGCGTAATATTCGTAAGGAAGATTCAGAGTATCAGATTGGAGAATGGGGTGAATATAAAGTACCATTTACTTTTGCTACCAACGGAAGACCATATCTAAAGCAGCTTGAAACAAAGTCAGGAATATGGTTTTTAGATTTGAGAAGCCCTGCAAATAATCCGACAGCTCTTCATGGGTGGATTAGTCCTATGGGAATGGTAGAATTGCTGGAGAAAAATCCTCAAGAGGGTAATTCAGCATTGAAGGCATTGCCATATGATTTTCTTACAGATCCTAATGGGTTAAATCTGCGTGAATATCAGTTAAATGCGATAAAAGCGGCAGAACAGTCAGTTATTGAAGGAAAAAAGAATATCCTTTTAGCTATGGCAACAGGAACAGGAAAAACACGTACTGTACTAGGTATGATTTATCGCTTTTTAAAGACGAACCGATTCAAACGTATATTGTTTCTTGTTGACCGTACTTCTCTTGGGGAACAGGCATCAGATGTATTCAAAGAAGTAAAGTTGGAAGACTTAATGACACTTGATGAGATATATAATATCAAGGGACTTGAAGATAAAAATATTGATAAAGAAACCAGAATACAGGTGGCAACTGTTCAGAGCATGGTTAAGCGTATTCTATATAATGATGGAGAAACTATGCCGGCGGTTACAGACTATGATCTTATTATCATAGATGAAGCACACCGCGGATATATTCTTGACAAGGAAATGGGCGACACCGAAATTTTGTATCGTGACCAAAGAGATTATCAAAGCAAATATCGAAGTGTGATTGAATATTTTGATGCGGTGAAGATTGCACTTACGGCAACACCTGCACTTCAGACGACAGAAATTTTTGGACAACCAGTGTTTAAATATACATATAGAGAAGCTGTCATAGAAGGATATTTAGTAGATCATGATGCTCCTCATCATTTGGAAACAAAACTCAGTACAGGTGGAATTCACTACAAATCGGGTGATACAGTTATGATTTATGATCCTGTGACAGGTGAAATTACAAATAGTGAGTTGTTGGATGATGAATTAGATTTTGATGTTGAACAATTTAATCGGCAGGTTATTACAGAGAATTTCAATAAGACCGTTTTAGGCGAGATTGCTAGAGATATAGATCCTGAGAATCCAGAAGAACAGGGAAAAACTCTAATATATGCAGTTGATGACCAACATGCAGATATGATTGTATCAATTTTGAGAGATATTTATTCGGAATATGGGGTCTCTAATGAGGCTATTATGAAGATAACAGGTAGCGTTGGAGGCGGCAATCCTAAGAAAGTGCAGGAGGCTATAAAACGTTTCAAGAATGAGAGTTACCCAAGCATTGCAGTAACAGTGGATTTGTTGACTACAGGAATTGATGTGCCGGAAATTACAACATTGGTGTTTATGCGTCGTGTGAAATTTTATTTGAGCAGATGTTGGGGCGTGCTACTAGATTATGTCCGAAAATACATAAGACGCATTTTGAAATATACGATCCTGTAGGGGTATATGATTCTTTGAATGATGTGAATACGATGAAACCAGTAGTGGTTAATCCAACAACAAGCTTTACTCAGTTATTAGATGGTCTGTCTGAAATAAATGATGATAAACAGGTAGAGCAGCAGATTAATCAGATAATTGCCAAATTGCAGAGAAAGAAACGAAATATGTCGCCTAAAATGATGGACTATTTCATTAGCATGACTGATGGAAAAGACCCATCACAGCTTATTATGGAAATTGAAAAGTCAGATGTGCAGGAGGCTAAGAATCGTCTGCTTAAATATCGTGATGTATTCAAAATGCTACAAGAAACGAAAGCAAATGGTTCTCGTCCTGTTGTAGTTTCAGATGCAGAGGATGTATTGACAGAACATTCACGTGGATATGGAAATGCAGAAAAACCAGAAGATTACCTGAATGCATTTTCACGATATATTCAGAGCAATCGAAATGAAATTGCAGCATTGAATATTATTTGTACCAGACCTAAGGATTTGACAAGAAAAGATTTGAAGGATTTAAGATTAACACTTGACAGAGAAGGATTTACTACACAGCAGTTGAATACTGCACTTTATGAATTGACTAATGAAGAGATAATGGCAGATATTATAAGCTTGATTCGACGCTATGCAATTGGATCAACGCTTATTAGTCATGAAGCACGTATTCACAGAGCTGTTGAGAAACTTAGAAAAAAACATAATTTCTCAAAGCAGGAACAGAGCTGGATATCCCGCATTGAAAAATATCTGCTGGGGGAATCTGTAATGAATATCAAGGTATTTGATGAAGACAGCAGATTCGCAAGCTATGGAGGCTTCAAAAAGATAAATAAAGTATTTCAGAATAACCTTGAAAGCATTGTGCTTGAATTAAATGAATATTTGTATGATGACGGAGGAAATGTTGCATGACAACACAAGAAATTGTATCAAAATTATGGAATTTATGTAATGTATTAAGAGATGATGGCATCACATATCATCAGTATGTTACAGAATTAACATATATTTTGTTTTTGAAAATGGCGAAGGAAACTGGAACAGAAGAACAGATTCCAGAGAAATATCGTTGGGATGAATTGAAGGCTAAAAGCGGAGTAGAATTAAAAAAATTTTACAAAGAACTGTTATCAGAACTAGGGGATAATGGTACAGGCAGAATTCGTGAAATATATCAGGGTGCAGCGACAAATATTGATGAGCCTAAGAATCTTGAGAAAATTATAGCTACGATAGACAGTCTTGATTGGTATTCTGCGAGAGAAGAAGGACTTGGAAATTTATATGAAGGATTACTTGAGAAAAATGCTAATGAAAAGAAATCGGGTGCAGGTCAGTATTTTACTCCACGTGTTTTGATTGATGTTATGACAAAACTTATGAAACCCCAAGTAGGAGAGAGATGTAACGACCCTGCCTGTGGAACATTTGGTTTTATGATTGCTGCTCATCAATATGTTGCAGAGCATACAGATAATTTTTTTGATATTGAAGATGCAGATATGGCGAGATTTGAGAGGGAGGAAGCATTTACAGGCTGTGAGCTTGTACATGATACACACCGGTTGGCATTGATGAATGCTATGCTCCATGATATCGAAGCTCCTATTACATTAGGCGATACGCTTTCAAATATAGGAAAATCAATGCATGATTACGATTTGGTTCTGACAAATCCACCATTTGGAACTAAGAAAGGCGGAGAACGTGCTACACGTGATGATTTTACTTATCCTACAAGTAACAAACAGTTAAACTTTTTACAGCATATTTATCGAAGTCTTAAAAACAACGGAAAAGCAAGAGCTGCTGTTGTATTGCCGGATAATGTGTTATTTGCGGATGGTGATGGCGAGAAAATTAGACGGGATTTATTAGATAAATGTAATCTACATACAATTCTGCGTCTTCCTACCGGAATATTCTATGCACAGGGTGTTAAGACAAATGTACTTTTCTTTACTCGTGGAAAAACAGACAAGGGAAATACAAAAGAAGTCTGGATTTATGATCTTAGAAATGATATGCCATCATTTGGAAAAACTAATCCTTTAAAGCCAGAGCACTTTGATGACTTTATAGCATGCTATGCAGATGGAGACTTAAGCAAACGAAAAGAAACATATAGTGAAGAAAATCCAAATGGAAGATGGCGTAAATTCTCAATTCAGGATATTCTTGCAAGAGATAAAACAAGTCTTGATATTACATGGATGAAGACAGAATCTGATACAGATAATTATACACTTGCGGAATTATTAGATCAGATTAAAGAAAAATCTCAGAATATTGCCAAGGCAGTTTCAGAATTGGAACAACTGATTGGA